TCCCCTTCGCTGTGCGTGCGCCGGACGACGGCGACACGGCGTTCATCCGCGCGACGTGGATGCGCACCGCGCGGCCGCTGCTGCGAGGCGTGCCGGATGCCGTGTTCCACCACGACCGCACCGGCTACCGGCGCTGCGTCGAGGGCTACCTAGAGCGCGGGACGACGCTGGTGGCGTGCGACCCGGGCGAGCCCGATGTCATCTACGCCTGGGCCTGCGCCGAGGACGGCGTGCTGCACTGCGCGTACACGCGGCTGCCGTTCAGGAAGCGCGGGCTGGCGACGGAGCTCGTGCGGCGCCTCGGGGTGTACGACCGAGCGCATCCGGTGGCGACGATGGAGGTGCCGCGGTGGTGGCAAACGCGGAACTGGGAGATCGACCCGTTCGCGCGGGCCATCGAGGGGCACGAGTACAGGGCGTGGTGTGTGACCGAGCACCTGCAATGCGGCGAGGTGCGTGTGGTGGGGGTGCGTTAGCGGGCGGGCCCTGCTGGCGAGGAGTAGGCAATGGCGACGACGACGATCATCAGAAGCATCCGGGTAGCGTATCCGGTGGGGCAGAGCAGTGAGTCGTGGCTCACGGCGCCGGGTGCGTCGGGGCAGGGCTGGCGCATGTGGCCGGGCACGTGGGAGGGCCTGCAAGGCATCCACGCGGTGCAGCAGCGCGGGGGCAAGGACGTGGCCGAGGCGCGCTACTTCGTGCCGTCGGCGGGCGTGCTGAGCGTGCACCTCGAGGAGGTCGAGGAGACGAAGAAGGGCGGGGTGAAGTGAGCGCCACCGCGTCCCAGCAACTCGCGCAGGTGTTGGCGGAGATCGGCCGCCGCGACGTGGAGCACGCCGATGCGATGGCGCGTCTGCGGGCTGAGGCGGTGCGGCTGCACACGCAGGCATCGGCGGAGGCGTTGCAGGCAGAGCGGCAGCGCCGCGAGGCTGCGGAGCGCGGGCTGGTGGCGGCTGCGGTGCCGGCGAACGAGGCGGGGTGACCTCGCAACTCCGCATCCTGCGCTTCCCCAACGGCTCCGCGGTGCTGGAGCGGCGCGCGCATGCAAGGGCGCCGTGGGCCGGCTGGGAGGGTGACAGCATCATCGCACGCGGCAGCGTCGAGGCGTGCCGTGCTGCGGCGCGGGGCATCGGCGTGCTGGTGCGGGATGACGACGCGGCGAACTACCACGACGGCGTCGACGAGTACCCGGAGCCGGGGTCGTACGTCGCGCTTGCGGAAGCCGCCTGCGCCGAATGCCCAGAGCCGCAGTCGGACAGGTGGCGTGGCCTGCTTTGGCGAGCCAACGCCTGGCTTCTCATGGACCTGGCCAGGAAGCTGGATGCGCGCCCCGTTCCCCCTCACACCGCGAGCGACTTCTGATGGCCCGCAACAACCGCAAGGCTCGCCGGGCGCATTTGCAGCCAGTGCCCACCGACATCGAGTCCTCCAACATGGCCGCCATTGGGGCATGGACGGTGGTCAACGAGTGGCGCACCGATGCGTGGGCGGCTGAGTACGGTCGGCAGTTGGAGATGCTCAAGCGAGCGTATACGGACTGGAAGGACCACACCAAGCGCGCCGGCTGGAAGGTGCAGCGGGTGCCGTGGTGACCGACACCCGCCGCGTCCGCGCCATCCTCGAGAGCCTCGACCCGGCCGAGCTCGCGGGGTGGTTCTGCGCGGGGCTCGAGCAGAGCTGCGCGGGGGGCAGCGCTGCGGCGTGGCGGGCAAGGCACGAGCTGCGGGCGATGGAGCGGGCCGAGGAGGCGCAGGGCGATGGGACTCGACTGCCTAAGTGACTACGAGGCGCGACCGCCGACGATGACGGCAATGCACCGCGCAGCCAAGCGCAGGGTGGGCGCCGATCCGTGGTCGCAGTTCTGCTCCTACATGGACGCGGAGGGGTGGCTGCGTCTTGAGGCGCGGAAGCGGCGTGACCCTGAGTGGCAGGCGAGGCGTCAACGGGAGTCGGACGCTCGGCTGCACGCCTGGGATGCGGAGGTCGCTGCCACCATGCCAGACCCGACCGAGAGCGAGGCCGCAGCCGAGATCGACCGCATCAACGCCGAGGCCGGGGAGTGCAGATAGACCTGGCCGCCCTCGCGCGTGAGAGCGCGGTCTATGCGCTCGCGTTCAAGGAGCAGGCGGCGTTCATCCGCTCGCGGGCCCGCAAGAAGTCCCTGCTGTGCCCTCGACGCGCTGGCAAGAGCGAGGCGGGAGCCATCTACCTCGTCCTAGAGGCCATCCGCTACCCAGGCGCGCGGTGCCTGTACATCGGCCTCACGCGCGACACCGCGAAGCGGATCATGTGGGACAAACTCAAAGAGGTGCTGCGCCGCGCGGGCATCGACGCCACGCCCAACGAGCAGGAGCTTACGCTACGCCTCGCCAACGGCAGCGCCATCCGCCTCATGGGCCTCGACGCACACGAAGGCATGGCCGCCAAGGTGCTGGGCGACCACTACAGGCTCATCGTGCTGGACGAGGCGGCGAGCTTCCGCATCGACGTGAAGGCGTTGATCAAGACGTACCTCGACCCGGCGACCAGCGACGACAACGGCACGATCGCGATGACGGGCACGCCGGACCCCGACGAGGCGCGCGGGTTCTTCTACGAGGTGACGACGGGCATGGAGCCGGGGTGGGAGCGCCATCGGTGGTCGACGCTCGACAACCCGTACATGGCCGACAAGCACCGCGACCGGCTGGCGGAGATCCACGAGCTCGACCCGCTGTACGAGGACACCGACGAGTATCGCTGCATGTACCTGGGCGAGTGGCCGCGCGAGCAGGGAGGGCGCGTCTACGCCTTCGACCGCGCCCGCAACCTCGTGGACGAGGCGCCCGAGCTCGCCCACCACGTGCTCGGTCTCGACCTCGGGTGGGACGACGATACCGCGCTCGTCGAGGGCGGGTGGGCCGACGGAGACCCGACGCTGTACCTGACGCATGCAGAGAAGTGCCCCGAGATGTCGCTGGAGGAGATCGCCCAGCGGGTGCGTGCGCGGACGCAGGGCAAGCGAGACGTGCGCATTGTGGTGGACGGCGCCAACAAACAGGCGGTCATGGAGCTGCGCAGCCGCTACGCGCTACCGCTCATCGCCGCGGAGAAGACGGAGAAGGCCCACAACGTGCGGCTGGTGAACGACGACATGCGGCGCGGGCGCGTCCTCGTGGTGCGCGGGACGTGCGGGCCACTCATCACGGAGTGGACCGGGTGCGACGAGGACGGCCGTCAGGTGCCCGGAGCCACCGCGCTCGTGTGGGACAGCCGGGCGCTCAACGGCAAGGTGCCGCGCAAGGTGGAGGACCCGCGATGCGCGAATCACGCCGCAGATTCTGCGCTATATTTGATACGTGCCTCTCGAGCATGGCGCGAGGTTGTCACCGTGGCCAAGCCCCCCGAGGGCAGCAACGGGGCGGTCAAGCTCGCGATGGCCGAGGCGCGCAAGCGGAAGTGGAAGGCCATCCAGGCTGAGAGGTCGTGGGCCAACGGCGACTGATGCCAGGTGCGCAGGGGCAAGCCTTCTGCTAGCCGCGCGAACGGGGGCTAAGGGGCACCGTGAGCAAGGGCAACACCGCAGAAAACGACGTGCTTCTCCATCTGTTCAACGCCACGGCACTGAGCTGGGCAGCCATCACGCACCTCTACGTGGGTCTACACACGGGCGACCCCGGCGAAGGCGGCAGCCAGACCACGAGCGAGTGCGCGTATGGCAGCTACGCCCGTGTTGCGGTGATTCGCACGGGTGCGGGCTGGACCGTCTCGGGCAACTCCTCGACCAACGCCGCCGCGATCGAGTTCCCCGAGTGCACCTCGGGCAGCGAGACCATCACGCACGTATCGGTGGGCACTGCCACCAGCGGCGCGGGGCAGATCGTCTACAGCGGCGCGCTCAACGCCTCGCGCTCGGTGTCGTCGGGCATCCAGCCCCGCTTCGCTGCGTCGGGCCTGACCATCACCGAGGACTGACATGACGCCCATCATCGCCGGTTTTCCGCAGCCTCCGTACACCTGCAAGCAGTGCGGCCTCGCCGTGCTCGTGCGCCCCGGCCACGAGCCGCTGCGTGCGTGCGACTGCAAGGCGCCGATCGTCGCCAACGTCACCGCGCAGGCCCACGGATCCGGCGGGCTGAAGGGCTGACCGTGGCGGGGTTCGCCAACATCCGCGAGTTCGCCACCACGCACGAGGAGGGGCGCACGGTGGTCTCGCACTGCCGCAAGCTCCCGGGCGCGGCGATGGTGTCGACCGCGGGCTGGTGGGTGGACCTGTCCATGGGCGGCGGCAACCCGCTGACCAACTACTACGCCGGCAGCCCGCTCGCAGCCTCGACGCTCGACGGGACGCGCGGCATCTGGCACGGCACCGACAAGAGCCCTCAGGAGACGTTCCTCACGGGCATGGCGCTCAACACCATTACGGCGGGGCTGGTCGGCCACTACAAGCTGCTCGACTACCTGCTGTTCTACCCGTTCGTTGACGGCGACGCGACCGACGAGCAGGCGATGGACAACAGCGTGACGCTGCCTCGCTACGCAACCGGCGAGGGCGTCTACGCCATGCTCGTGGCCACGGGCGCAAGCACGGGCGGCGGGGTGTTTAAGTACAACTACATCGACAGCGCGGGCAACCCGCAGACGTCACCAACCATCCCGTGCAGCGTGGCGGCGGCCAACGTCGCCAGCATCGTCACGAGCGAGCCGGCCACCGCTGCGGGCGGCAACCTGTGGCTGCCGATGGCGAGCGGGACCAAGGGCATCCGCTCGATCACGTCGCTGACGTACAGCGTGCCGAACGGCGGCGTCTGCGCGCTCGTGCTCGTCAAGCCGCTGCTCGACCACACCATCCTCGAGCTCAACACGCCTCACGAGGTCAACCTGATCCGCGAGGGCTACCGGCTGCCGCGTGTCGTCGACGGCGCGTACCTGAACCTCATCATGAAGTGCGCGGCCACGGTCGCGTCGAGCACCCTCACAGGGCGATTTGAGTTCGCCTGGAACAGCGCATAGGAGAACCCAATGGCCGGCTTCGGATCGCACGACGACCTCATCTCGGAACTGACCGCACAGGGCAAGTTCCGCAGCATCGAGATGGCCAAGACCACGGCCCCCGTTCACACGGCGGGCGGCTGGCACATGCTGTCGGGCCTCGCCGGCTACCCGAACGCGACGACGTTCCCGGGCACCGACCTCGTGTGGTCCAACTGCGACGAGAACACGGGCGACGGCACCACGATCCTCGGCCCCCCGCACGGCGGCGCAGTCAGCACCGACACGAAGCACATCCTCGCGGTGGGCGCGTCCATCACCGCAGCGGCCGGCGCGCCGTGGCAGGCGAAGCTCGTCGACCTGCTCGGCTACTACCGCTTGAGCACGACCAACGTCACAGGCACCGGAAGCCGCGTGCTGGTCAACAGCGAGACCTTCACCGCCAACGCGGGGACCGACTTGCTCACCTACGCGCAGGACTGGAAGAGCGGCACCAAGGTGCGGTTCACCACCACGACCACGCTGCCGGCGGGCCTGTCGCTGAACACCGACTACTGGCTCGTGCGGCAGTCGGCGACAACGGCGAAGGTCGCGAACTCGTACGCCAACTACGTGGCTGGCACCACGATCGACATCACCGACGCGGGCACCGGGACGCACACGCTCACGACCCGGGTCGCGCGCTACAACGACGGCATCGGCGCACAGGCTGCCTTCGTGGTGCAGACGCAGCCGACCGCGGGCGGCCCCACCCTCTCGGCGAGCGCGTACACCAACAGCGCGGGCACGGGCTCGCGTGCCTTCCAGGGCTCGGTCACGCTCGGCGCCACCGCCGACGGCTACGCCACCCGCATCCTGCACAGCGGCAACGCCGCGGGGCGCTATGGTCCCTTCCTGCCGTTGCAGGGCGCCGACACCGGCATCCGCTCGATCGAGTCGTTCACATGGTCGGGCGGCACCGCGTACACCGGCTCGGGTGTCGTCGCGCTGACCATCTACAAGCCGCTTGGGGTGGACCTCATCCTGCCTGCGACGGGCGTCTGGAGCGAGAAGGATCTCGTCAACCAGGTGCCGTCACTCCCGCGCATCGAGGACGGTGCATGCCTCGCCTGGCTGCTGTTCGGCGTGGGCGCGACCACCACCGCGTCGCCATTTCTGTCGCGTGTGGACGTGGGCTGGGGCTGACATGGCCCTGCTCGGCAACGGCGTCCGCCTCGGCGCGATGAACCCCGGCCGCACCGGCTTCGGGGTCGCGTCCGTGTACGCCGTGAGCCGGTCGGGCAACCAAAGCGGCGGCGGCCTGCGCAACTGGTGGGCCAGCGAGGCCACGTACAAGCCGAGCCCGGCGATTCCCGGCGCCGTCTACACCGCGATCCCCGACGGCTACAACGCCCCGGGCGCGTGGGCGCTGGCACCGAAGGCCGGCGGCATGGCCTCGCGGAACATGATCGCGGGCACCGGCACCGTGAGCGCCGCAGCGCTGTTCTCGAGCACGCCCCTGTCCGCGACGCTGGCCGGCACCGGCAGCATTAGCGACGCCGCGTGCGCGCTCGTCGTCAGCCTCGCCGCCACGCTGACAGGCGTCGGCAGCCTGTCGGGCTCGCTCGTCGGAGGCTTGCAGCTTGCCGCCACGCTGGCGGGGCAGGGCAGCCTCGCAGCCTCGCTCAAGGTCGTCGCTGGCCTCGTCGCCACGCTGCCGGGCACAGGTAGCGTCGGGGCCAACTTGACCGGCTACGCCAACATGGAGGCCGACATTCTGCCCTACACAGACCTGAGCCCGCAGGCCCTCGCAGCCGCGGTGTGGAACGCGGCGGTCGCGAGCTACCAGGAGGCCGGCAGCACGGGCGAGGCGCTCTCAGCGGGCGGGAACGGAGGCGGAGCGGTGTCGACGTACAACAGCACGAGGAGCGTGGCAGGCGAGGCGCGGTGGCTGGCGGGCTCGACGGCGTCGAGGCAGTTCCGCTTGCTGGGCCTCGACGGCGACAGCGAGGATCTGACCGGCTACGCCGTGACCGCCTACTGCAAGCCCGATGCGGGGGGCGCCACGTTCTCGCGGAGTTGCACCGTGGTGTCTGCGGCGCTGGGTGACGTGTCGTTCTCGATGGCGTCGCAGCAGTGGGGATACCTCGCGGGCAAGGGCTTCCAGCTGCAATTCAAGGCGGTCAACGGTGGCACCACCCGCTACTACCCCGAGGACGGGCCGGTTGCTGTGACGCTGGAGCATCTCGTTGCGGAGTAGGTGCACATCCCGAAGGCTTCTGCTAGCCGCGCGAAGTGGACGCCAAAATCGTGCGTGTCGAGCACGCGACGCCAGCCTCACAGCCGCGCCGCGATGCGCGCTGGTGGACGCAGACCGACCCCGCGCAGTGCGCGAAGCTGACGGCCGCGACGAAGGAGAGCATCGCCTCGCAGCAGCAGACGCGCCGCGCCCTGATGGCGAAGCACGCCGCGCTGTACCTCGACCTCCGCCGCGAGGGCGACGCCGACATGGCGTCCACGCTGGCGAGCGACCGGGCCCGCGTAAGCCGCAACGTGTGCCATGCGCTGGTGCAGACCTGCATCGCGCACATCGCGAAGAATCGGCCCCGACCGCAGTTCGTCACCAAGGGCGGCGACAACGCGCTGCAACGCAAGGCGAGGGACCTCACCGCCTACTGCGACGGCCTGTACATGCAGATGGGCATCCACGCCAAGGGGCAGGCGGTGTTCCGTGACGCCGGCATCTTCGGCACCGGCTTCGGGCACTTCTACGCCGACGTCGAGCGGGGCGAGATCGTGTGCGAGCGCGTCCCCGTGGACGAGGTGTACGTCAGCGACGTCGAGGCTCGGTACGGCACGCCCCGGCAGATGTTCCGCACGCGCAACCTGAACCGCGACGTGCTGATTGACATGTTTCCCGCGAGCGCCGAGGAGATCGAGCGCGCGGGCAACGCCTTCGCCTCAGACGACTCCAGCGACATGGTGGAGGTCATCGAGGCGTGGCACCTGCCCACGGGGCCTGTCCGCTGGAGCGACGCCGAGGGCGAGCCAACGAAGGAACGCGGCAAGGGGCGCAAGCCGACGACCGACGGCCGCCACGTCATCGTGTGCGGGAACGCGGTGCTGCTCTCGAGGCCGTGGACCCACGAGTGGTTCCCGATCCTGCCGTTCCACTGGGAGGACCCGCTCTATGGCTTCTGGGGCCGCGGGCTCGTCGAGAGCGTGGCGGGCAAGCAGCTCGAGCTGAACAACCTGGACCGCGACATCCAGACCGCGCACCGCCGCGGAGGTCGCCCCGTCGTGCTGATGCCCATCGGGTCGAGCATCGACGAAGACGACATCAACAACGAGGTGTTTGCGATCATCAAATACGACGCGACGGGTGGGCCCCCGCCGTCGTTCCAGGTGACGCCGACCCTGAACCCCGCCATCTACCAGGAGCGCGCCGCCCTCTGGCAGCAATGTTTCGAGGACACGGGCGTTTCGCACAGCAACGCCACCGGCCAGAAGCCGGCGGGCGTCGAAGCGGCCGTGGCCATCCGCGAGGTCAACGACCTGAGCGGGACGCGCTTCGTCGTCAAGGCGCAGGCGTACGAGCAGTGGTTCGTGGATGCCGCGCGCATCTGCATCGCGTTGGCCCGCGAGCTCTACGACGAGCACGACGTGGACCTCACGGTGAAGGGCCGCGCGGGCAAGTTCATCAAGAGCATCAAGTGGTCCGACGTCGACATGGACGACGACGCCTACGACCTCCAGGTGTTCCCGACCTCGCTGCTTCCGACGACTCCGGCGGGGCGCCTCCAGACCATCACCGAGATGATGCAAAACGGCTTGCTCGACCCGGTGCAAGGCCGCGCGCTGATGCAGCTCCCCGACCTCGACGGCGCCCACGGCATGTCGCTGCAAGACGAGGCGTTTGAGTACGCGGTCGACCTCGTGGCCGACATTCTCGAGGGCGGCGATGGCGAGGCTGCGGACCCGCGCGCCGACCTGAATCTGCTGTTCAAGGTGACGTTGACGACCTACCTGCGGGCGCTCCGCGAGAAGGTTGCCGAAGGCACGCTGGAACGCTTCCGCACGCTGATGGACACCGTGCAGCGCTGGCAGAAGCTCATCGAGGGCGGCGTGAGCCCCGCCGATGTGGCCGCTGGCGCGACCGAACTCCCGGCCCCGCCGATGCCTCCGGGCGCAGGCGAGGTGCCGATGGCAGGACCGGGCGCACCGCCCGGCATGCCGCCTGACATGGCGATGCCGCCCGACATGGGAGCAGCGCCGCCACCCATGTGACGGGGGACTGAATGATCGACGAATCTGCACCCGCTGCCGCGCCCGAGGCGCCCAGCACCGAGCCGACCACCGAGGCGCCTGCCGTCGACACGACGCAGGGCGCTCCCACCGACGCGGCCCCGCCGGCCGAGGCTGCTGCCCCCGAGGCGCCGCCCACGACCGCGGAACTCATCGCCATCACGCGCGAGCGCAGGGCGATGCAGAAGCGCCAGAAGGAAGCCGAGGCCAAGGCCGCCGCGCGCGAGGCCGAACTGGCCGCGAAGGCTGCCGAGGTCGAGAAGCGCAGCGCCGACATCGAGGCGCTTCGCAAGCTCGCCAGCGGCTACGAGGAGAACCCGCAGGCGATCATCGAGGCGCTCGGCATCGACCCCGCGGAGTACTTCGACACGTGGGTGCGCAAGAGCCTCGGCGAGGCGCCATCGCCCGATGACCGCGTCAACAAGCTCGAACGCGAGCTGAAGAAGCGCGACGCCGCCGCGAAGGCCGAACGCGAGGCCGCCGAGAAGCGTGCTGCCGAAGAGGCCGAGGCGCAGAAGAAAGCTGCACTCGAGGCGCAGGAGCAGGCGAAGCAGCGCTGGATGGCGGACACCACGCAGCAGATTGCGGCATTCGTTGGCCAGATGTCGGACACGTATCCGATGTTTGCGACGATCGCCGCCTCGGTGCCTGAGGTCTACGAAGAGCTTGTGCATGAGGCTGTCAAGTGGCATACTGAGAAAGGCCAACCTCTCACACTGGCGCAAGCCGTCGAGAGGAAGGAAGCGGAGCTCGTCAAGCGAGCGACCGAGCGAATGACGGAGATGTTGAAGGTCCCCGCACTGCGAGCAGTGGCGGAGGGTATCTTCAAGCCTCCGGCCCCGGCCCCCGCAGCGGCAAAGCCGCCCGCGGAGCCAGCGAAAGAGCCTTCGACGCCAGCAGTAAGTTCGAAGCCCGCGGTCACGACAATCCCAGTTGGCAGGGCTGCCCCCACTGTGGTGCCGGAGACAAGCCGCTTTGATCCTATCCGCGAACGCAACGAGCGAATCGCGCGACTGATGGCGATGCAGGTCGACGAGTCCACCACGTAACAACCGCACTTCCGCGGTCGGCGGGTCCCTTGCCAGTGACGCAAAGGGCTCCGCCACATGTCTCAGACTCCGACCAATTTCGCCGCGTTCCTCAAGGAGATCGTCAAGGCCCACGAGGATTCCACCTACGAGCCGTCGCCCGCCCTCGCTCTCATGAGCAAGGACGAGAACTTCTACGGTGAGTCGATGCGCCTGCCGCTGAAGATCGGCGACGTCCAGGGTGGTTCCGCCACCTTCGCCGAGGCCCAGTCCGGCGCTTCGGGCTCGTCCTCGGTCGAGCGCGCGTTCAGCCTCACCCACTGCGAGCTCTTCAGCCTCGCGCAGCTCTCGGGCTCCGTCATCCGGCGCAGCGAGAAGGAGGCCATCCTCAAGGCCCTCGACACCGAGGTCGAGAGCGCGATGAACACCCTCGCGTGCGACCTCTCGCACCAGCTCTACCGCAACGGCTACGGCTCGCGCGGCGCCATCGCGGGTGTCAGCGGCAGCACGTTCCAGTGCGCCAACGCCGACGACATCATGCACATCAAGAAGGGCATGCGCCTGGTGTTCTCGGCCACCGAGGCCGCGGACCTTCTGCGCTCCGCCACCGTCCGCACCGTGACCGCGGTCGACGAGGAGACCAACATCGTCACGCTCGACGGCACCCTCGCGGGCGTCTCGGCCGTCAACGGTGACTACGTGTTCCGCTCCGGCGACCGCGAGAACAGCGCGACCCCGTCGCGGCTCGTGTACAGCGGCGTGAAGGCGTGGATCCCCTCGACCGTCTCGGCCACCACGTTCTTCGGTGTCGACCGCACCATCGACCGCGTGCGCCTCGCGGGCCGCTACTGGGCCGCTGCGGCGACCCCGCCCGAGGAGGTGCTCATCGATGGCCTCCGCAAGCTCCGCCGCGTCGGTGGCAAGGCCTCGCACGCCTTCGTCCCCACGGCGTTCTTCGCCGCGCTCACCAAGCAGCTCCAGTCCCGCGGGACCCTGCCGCTCGTCGACGTGAAGGTGACCCCTCGCGTTGGCTTCCGTGGCATCGACCTCGTGGGCGCGGGCGGCTCGGTCACCGTGCTCGACGACATCTACTGCCCGCCGGACATGGTGTGGCTGACCAACATCGCCGATTGGTCCGTTGCGACCGCCGGCAAGATGGTCCGCCTCGCCGATGAGGACGGGCTCAAGGTGAGCCGCTCGGGCACCGCGGACACGTTCGAGGCGCGGTTCGTCAGCGAAGGAAACTTCGCCTGCCGGAACCCCCTCAACAACATCCACATCAACATCACCGCGTACTGAGCGGCGGGCTGACAGGAGCAACCAGTCATGCACGCACTCACCTACCCGGCGCAGTACACCGAGTCGTGTCGCGTCGTCCACCTTGGGCGCCTCGACATCCACACGGACGCGAGCGTTCTCACGACCTCCGTTGGCAAGGGCATCACGTGGACCAAGCAGGCCACCGGGCTCTACCGCGGCACGCTGTCGACGCAGTACACGGGCGTCGCCCCCTCGGGCGGTATTCCGATGCTGGTCTTCACCCAGGTCGTCAAGGCGGCCGCGTCGAAGATCGAAGTCGAACTGGCCAACCAGACCGTGTCGAACGGCTACTTCGAGATCCGCACCGTCGACGGCGACGCGGTGGGTCGCGCGGCAGCAGACACGGCGGCGGCGATCAGCGTCAACGTGTTCATCGTCCACGCCAACACCACGCAGGCCATCTGACATGGTGCCCGACGGCAAGAAGCACGGCGGCCTCATGATCGCCCTGCTCGGCGGCAAGAAGCCGGGCGAGGCGGACGACGAGGAAGCGCCGGAGAGCGGCGAAGGCCCCAGCGTGGACGAGGCTGCGAAGCTCTCGGCTGCGAAGGACGCCCTCGCTGCGTTCGAGGCGAAGGACCCGAAGGCCCTCAGCGAGGCGCTCTCCGCCTTCGTCGAGTGCTGCGGGTACGAGGGCGAGGAGTAGCAAGGCTTCCGCGTCGCGGCGCCCTCGGGCGCACCTCCCCCCATCACACCGGGGGCGCCGCGATTCGGATCTAGGAGGCGACCGTGGCCACGCTCTCTGATCTGCGCACGCAAGCCCAGTACCTCGCCGATGCGGTGAACGACTCGCATAAGTCCACCGCGGAGTGGACCGTGTGGGCGAACTACCACGGCGCCGAGCTGTGGGACGAACTCGCCAACCTCTTCGAAGACCGATACACCACGTCGACGAGCGGCCTCACCGTCTCGAGCGGCGTGCTGTCGTTCACGTTGTCGACGGCGATGCGGGTGCGCGCCATCGAGAAGAGCGTCGACGGCGGGCAGAACTGGATGCGCGTGGAGCAGACGCCCCTGCGGGAGTTCTCGCGCTGGCGGACGACGCGCGTGCGAAGCGGCTCGCCCTACGCCGACGTCGCCGACTGCACCTACGCGATCGTGGGGACGCAGATCCTCATCACCCCGAGCAACGCGACCTCGGGGACGTTCCGGGTCTGGTACGTGCCGGTCTACACGGCGATGTCCTCCGACAGCGACAGTCTGTTCGGGGGCGCAGCTGTGCCAAACCAATGGCACGAGTTCGTGGCCATCGGCATGGCCATCGACGCGCTCGGCAAGGAGGAGAGTGACCCGAGCTTCCTCATGGCCCGCAAGGCGGCGCTGCTCGCGCGGATCCGCAAGGCGGCCAGCAACCGCAGCCCCGGGGGCTCGCGCATGCGTGAGACCGCCACGCACCGGGACGAGGACTTCTGATGCCTCGCTTCGTCCGCGTGAGGCTGCCGGCGGGGCCGACGCTGCGTGACGTGGCCGACGCGCTGGAGGGCCTCCAGGACAACGTGGAGGCGGCTGTCCGGCCGTCGCTCGCGCACCCGCTCATCGAGGGCCACATCCTCAAGGCGGTGGCCATCGCGACGGGCGGCACCGACATTGCCCACCTGCTTCAGCGGCCGTGGCAGGGCTGGATCCTGACGCGGAAGCGCGGGGCGGGCGACGTGTACGAAGACACCCAGGCGGACCCGGGGCGCTTCCTGCGCCTCAAGTCGTCGTCTGCGGTCACCGTGGACCTGATGGTGTTCTGATGACGACGACGTACATGCGCATGGACCTCCCGATCCCCGGCAGCACCGCCGGGGGCCTTGCTGGACTCTACCTGTGGGCAACGATGCTCAACGCGGCACTCGAGGAGAAGGCCGACCCGCACGACCACACGAGCGGCAAGGGCACGCGGGTCCCCACCGCGGGCCTGCTGATCAACGCCGACCTAGAGTTCAACGGCTACGACGCGACCGAACTGCGCACCGCGCGCTTCGAACAGCAGGCGAGCGTCGGCGCCTCGGACGACGTGGCGTGCTGCTACGTGCTCTCGTCGACGGGCGACCTCTACTACCGGAACGCCGCGGGTGCCGAGATTCGGCTCACAAGTGGCGGCGCCGTCAACGCGGCGGGTCTCTCGGCCAACACGTACACGCCGTCGAACAAGGTCGCCAGCTACACCATCAGCGCCAGCGACACCGAGACACACTTCAAGTTCGACACCACGGCGGCGGACCGAACGGCCACGCTCCCGGCAGCGTCGGCCGTTGCCGCGGGGCGGTTCTACCTGATCGGGAGCAGCACGGGCGCGAACAGGGTCATCGTCACGCCCGACGGCAGCGACACGATCAACGGGTCGGCCGGCTCGTTCAGCACGCGCGGCTTCGGCGCCATGTACGTGGTCCGCCACAACGCCACGTCGTGGCTCGCGTACGAAGTCGGGCCCACGCTGAATGGTGCGACCGTGCCGGAAGCGGGCGGCCTGACGCCGGGGAACGTGCTGAAGGTGAACACGGCCGCTGGGCTGTACTACGCGGCGGTGAATCTCGCGGGTGGCAGCGACCATGTCACCGGCGAGCTGCCGGGCGCGAACATAGCGGGCGCAACGGACGCCATTCGCGGCGCGATCGTCCTGACAGGCGACCTGGCCGGCGACTTCGAGACACCCACTGTTGCGCAGCTATCCGGCAACGGGGTGAAAACGGTGGTGGCGTCGACGAGCAAGACCATCGAGTGGGCACGCACCGCGGCAACGCCGACGCTGACGCAGGCAAACGAGACGACCGCAGCCACGACGGGCCGGAACATGACGGTGCGGGCGCAGACCGCCACGGACGAAGAGGGCGGCTCGCTCATTCTCGAGGGCGGCACCAGCGGGGCAGGGACCGCGCAGGGTGGCGTGTTCCTGAACCTTGGCGGCAGCTCGACGCTGTTGGCGGCCGACGAGGTGGCCACCGGGCGCGCCGTCGTCAGCGTGGGCGGGGCGGCCACCAGCACCAGCGTGCCCAGCGGCGACCGGCTCCTCTGGCTCGCCAACTGCGACACGGCCCCGAGCAGCAACCCCGTGGGCGGCGTCGAGCTCTACGCCGACGCGGGCGCCTTCGCGTTCCGGGGGACGTCGGGGCACCGCGTGCGCTTCGACGCCATGGCCAACACCGTCACGTCCCCGAGCGGCGGCGGCGTCATCACCCCGCCTGCGGCGTACCACAAGTGCCTCGTCGTGACCGTCGAGGGCACGCAGTACTTCATCCCGATGTTCACCGCGGCGAGCTACACGTGACCTACGGCGTGGCCACTCGCACCGTCACCGTTCCGGCCTTCGTGCGCGGCGCCACCTGCACCGTCACGAGGCCGGGGGCGAAGGCGCGCTCGACGGCCTTGCAGCCGGCAGCGTCGCACACCTCGGCGCGCATGGCAGGCACCACGTCCCCGCGGGCCTCGACCCAATACGCGCGCCCCGCCTCGGCAGCGAACACGCACTCGCCGCCCCGCGAGGCGTCCGACGCGATGACGCACCCGAGGGCCGGCGGCTTCGGCCCCGTGTCCTCCGGCTCCGCCTCGGTCGCCGCGCCACACCCCACCACCAGCAACGCCCACACCATCCCCATGGTCCGCATTGCCCAAGCCTAAGGACGCCGATGCCCCTCAGCAAGCAGCTCGTCCCCGTGCCCTTCGGCAGCGGGGTGGACACCAAGACCGACAGCCGCCGGACCCCGGTCGG